AACCACGTTCTTGAGCATTTAGGGCAAAGTACCAAGGTGTATTTCAACGTCTGGAAAGAGCTGTATCGTGTGTTAAAAGATGGTGGGTTGATCCTGATAACGGTTCCTCATCACAACCACGATAACTTTCACCATGACGCTACTCATGTGAGGAAGATCACTCCTCTTGGGGTTGATATGTTTAACCAACAAAGAAACACCCAAACGATAGAGAACGGTGGTCAGGAGTCAACATTGGGACTCCAAATTGGCATAGATGTAGCGGTTCAAGACGTGGGTTATGACTTAACACCTTGGTTCCAAGATCATATTCAGGGGAAACCTAGAGAGTTTGCTGAACTGGAGATGAACAAATACAATAACACTTGTTTCCAAGTTCATATCAAAGCCAAGGCGTATAAACCTGCTAGGAGCCAAAGATGAAAATCCTCGTTATGGGCTTGCCCGGTTCTGGTAAGACAACTCTGGCTGAGTGTTTGGCTAGAGAGTTGAGGTGTGCTCACTTCAACGCAGATGATATTAGAAAATACATCAACAAGGATTTGGGGTTTAGCCTAGAAGACAGGATTGAGCAAGCCAGAAGGATGGGTCATCTGTGTGACATCGCTGGTAAGTACAGTCCCGTGATAGCTGACTTTGTATGCCCAACGCCTGAGTGCCGTGAGGCTTTTGGTGCTGACTTTCTAATTTGGGTAGACAGGATCAAAGAAGGACGCTTTGTTGACACCAACAAAATGTTTATCCCTCCTGTTACATGGGATTACCGTGTAACCTCTCAATGGGAGATGCCTCAATATGAGGCAGAGTGTATTGTGCAAGAACTTAAAAATTTCAGAGTTAAGGTGTAATTATGTCAGCAAGTGGATATACCCCAATCATTCTTTATAACTCACCTACAGCTTCAAATGTACCTTCTGGTGCAAATTTAGCCTTGGGTGAACTTGCCATTAACACTACAGATGGCATTCTTTACTATAAGACCACTGGAGGAACAGTCACTGCACTAGCAAAAGCTTCCACTATTGGAGGAAATTTCACCAATATTGTGGTTTCTGGTACATCTCAATTGGGTACCGTTTCTTCTGGAACATGGAATGGTTCTGCTATAGGAGTTGCTTATGGAGGAACAGGACTTACTGGAACCCCTGCAAATGGTCAATTACCCATAGGAAATGGTACTGGCTTCACTTTAGCCAACATCACAGCAGGAACTGGTGCTTCTATTGTCAATACGCCCGGTGGGATTCAAATTTCAGCAACAGGTACAGGCGGTGGTACTGTAACAAGCGTATCAGCTTCAGGTGGTACTACAGGGCTAACTTTCTCTGGAAGCCCAATTACAACGTCAGGAACCCTTACTTTAAGTGGCGTTTTAGGTCTATCTAATGGTGGCACTGGAGTTTCTACAACACCTAGCAGTGGTGCTATTTTGATTGGAAATGGTTCAGGTTATACAGCTAATACATTGACTGCTGGAACTGGTATTTCAATTACCAATGGGTCTGGAAGTATCACGATTTCAACCACTGCCGCATCTGGCGTTACTGCTATTTATGGAAGCTCTTACATTAGTGCTTCTTCAGCAACAGGTGCTGTTACATTGACAAATACAGGCGTAACAACTGTTAATGGTTTTACAGGAAACATTACAAATGTTGCAATTACTAGTGGTAGCAACACTTTTACTAATGTAAATTCTTTTACTAACACATTTACAGCAACTGGATTGTCTGGTTTTGGAGCAAGTAATCCGGGACCCGGCGGAACTGGTGTTTCATCATATTTGTATTGCAAGACTACATCTCCTTCTTATGCCCCTGCTTTATTCGATGGTCAAGTCAATTCAGCCGCCACAGCAGTAGCTGGATTTAACACTGGATATACTCTTACGCCATTAGCAAGTTTTTCTTATGGAACTACTTCTGCTTATACGGTTGTAGGATCAATTACCACAAATGGATCTTCTATTGCCTATAACACCAGTTCTGATCGCAGATTAAAAACTAATATTGTTGATTACTCGAATAGCGGAGCAATCATTGATGCTATTAAGCCTAGAACATTTACTTGGGTAAACACAGGATTGACTGATACAGGTTTTATTGCTGATGAACTTCAACAAATAATACCTAATGCAGTGCATGGTCAACAAAATGATGTGGATGAGAAGGGAAACCCCATTTACCAACAAGTTGACTCATCAACGCCTGAAATGATGGCAAATATCATTGCTGAACTACAATCACTTCGCAAGCGTGTTTCTGCGCTTGAATCTAAATAAAGGCGTAACAAATGGAAATTACACTCAAATACACATTGGATGAGGTTAATGCCTTGTTGACTGCTTTAGGGCAACTCCCCTTTAATACTTCAGCAGGTCTCATTAGCAATATCCAGTTGCAAGCAACCCCACAGGTACAAGCTCAACAACCTCCAGAGCCTACGCCTGAAGAACCTAAGGAGTAAATGATGAATTTTTTAAAAGAAATCAGAGCACACATCAACAGTTTTGAAACTGAATTTGAAGCTGAATTGCACAAATTCGTTGATCATTTAGAGACAAAATATCAGGTTCCAGCACCTGCAGTGGTAGCTCCTCCTGCTCCCATTGGTGAAGTTGTTCCTGAGCCTACCTTTATTGCACCTACTCCTGCACCTATTGAGCAACCTGTGGAGACAACAAATGATGTTGATAGCAATCCCCCTGTTTCTGCTGATCCTGCTCCAGTTGTGGATACACCAGTTGTAGACCCAACACCTGCACCTCAGCCAGACCCAGAACCAGCACCTACTAAGGAGTAAATCATGAGTGAACAGTGGATTCAGAAAGCGATCAAGAAAAAAGGTGCCCTGCACAAAGCCCTTCATGTTCCTGAAGGCCAAAAGATTCCAGCTAAGAAGTTAGCTGTCAAATCCACTGATTCACCCAAGATGGCAAAGCGTAAGACTTTAGCCAAGACTCTTAGAGGCTTTGACTGATATGACAGACACTGAGAAAGATTTGGCTGTCCACGTTGCTGTTTGCGATGTTCGGTACAACCAAATAGCACAGTCTTTGAGGGAAGGGGAAAAGCGCATGACCAAGATAGAGTATTTAATCTATGGGGTCATGCTGTTGGTCCTCCTCGGACCCGGTGTTGCTGGGGCGTTCTTCAAACACTTCTTCGGAGTGTAAGAAATTGATCCATTCACCCTCGTTGCCCTTGCCTCAGGTGCTTTCAAGCTCTGCAAAGACGCTTGTGAGATGTACAAGGAAGGGCGTCAGATTGTTACTGACATCGCCAAGGAAGTTGATGGAGTTGTCAAAGACGTTAAGACAGTACAAAAGAAAGCAAAAGGGCTTCTTGGGTTCCTGAGTGCTGTCTTTGGCAAGAAGGAAGAGGAGCAACAAACTCCTCAACCTGCCAAAAAGATAAAGAAGAAGAAGGAGCCTCTTCCAGAGTTTGATGAAAACCTCATTTACCAACAAGTAAGTGATGCTCTCATCAAGTTCTTCCAAGCATACAACGCCTTGAGAAACTACGTTAAGGAACAAGAGGAGTTTGCTCTCCATGCAAACAATGATGAAGGACAAGAGGCGGCGATCAAGATAACGATTGCCAACTTGCAGATGGAGAAGTTGAATTCGGAGCTGAGTAATTACATGGTGTATCACGTACCTGCTGAACTAAAGGACTTGTATACCAGAGTAAATGAGCAGATTGGGCACATTGCCAATGTACAGGCGCTTGCTAGGCGAGAGGAGATGCTGAAGGAGCGACAGGCAAAATGGCAACGGGAGCAAAAAGTGGACTTAATCAAAGGAAGAATGGTGGCTTCAGCAATTACAGTGCTGATGCTAATTTGGACATGGCTAATGATAATAAGTCTGACTCATTCGCAATCCTATTGATTATCCTGCTTTTGATTGTGCTTTTGTTGATCATCCCGTTGATAGCTTGGATGTATGTTGATGTCAGACAAATGGAACTCAGAGTCAATAAAGCTCTTGTAAGGATTGAAGGGAAATGATTAAAAAATCTAAATTTATATATATGTCAATATTGATATGTATACTTTTCCCAATTTTGTTAACAGGTTGTGGTAACGAATATCGCTATCATTGCCAAGACCCCGATCATTGGGAAGATGAGGATTGCAAAGCCCCATTATGTGAAGTAACCGAAACGTGCCCTTGGATGTTAACTGATGCTTACAAGCCTAAAAAACCTTAAAGAAGAAGAAGTCAACGGCATTGTCCGCTTGATGGATGCGTTATCAAAGTTCTTGATAATGATCACTTTTTGCATTATTTTGCTCTTCATTGTTGGTTTCTTTGTCTATGGTGTTGTAGCTGTAGAGCAACCCATGAAAGACATGGCTCCCAATGACAAGCTCACACATGACCTTTTAAAAATCATTGCAACGTCTATATTTAGCGTTTTGGCAACAGTAATGGGTGCCAGAGCCATGATGCCATTAACTCCAATGAATCCCTGCATGGGTCCGATGGGCATGAATCCCATGATGGGTAATCCTATGATGCAACCTATGGGGTTTACCCCTATGGGACCAACTGGGGTAATGTCGGCAATGAATACGCCTTGGACACCTCCACCTCCTCCCAAGACGCCTCCAGTATTGGAGCATGACGAGGAACGTGAGAGAATGGCTATGGCTAGACAAAGCATGAAAGGCTCATGATGTTTAACCCTTATGTGTTAGTCGCAAGCTTGCTTGCAATCATAGGAGCATATTTTTATGGACACCATCAAGGCTATCAAGAGTGCTATTCAGAAGCTGTGGCAAAAGTTGCAAAAGCTAATGAACAAGCTAGGGCCAAAGAAGCCGAATTGAACGATAAGGTTAACCAAACCGCATCGGCACTAAGGAAAGCAAACAATGATGCCCAAATCAAAATCACTAAACTTACTGCTGATGTGCAGTCTGGCGCTTTGCGCTTGTCAATCCCCATCGCCGCCGATAGTGTATGTTCCGCCAACACCGCCGGAACTTCCGGAGGAGATCAACCTAAAGCTAGAGCCGAACTTGACGGACAGGCTTCTGCAAATCTTATCGCCATCACCGCAGACGGGGACAAAGCCATCCGTGCCCTCAACGCCTGCGTCACCAGTTACAACCAAGTAAGAGAATCCCTCAAGGAGAAAATAGATGATTAAACTCGCAATCCCTCTCGCTGTTTTAGCCCTTGTTGGGTGTTCTTCTACCAGCGATTATCAGAAGTATTCCGAAACCCAAGTAGCGATTGCTCGGTACAAAGCAGAGGCTGACAAGGCCAAGTATCAAGTATTGGCTGAAGTGGTCAAGAAAGGCGATCCTGCCGCTTCTGTAGCCGCTGTAATGTCCATGCAAATGGGTTTTAGTGGTGGTGGTCAGGAGCAAAAGATTGACGCACCTAGAAGTTCAGGCGATGATGCTTTCAAGTGGGCATCATTGTTGTTACCCACTGTTGTTCAAGGATTTGGCATCTATGAAAACGCTAAAGTGGCTACCACACAGTCTAATAATGCTACAGCGACTGCTATTAACACTAATGGTACGTTTGCTTCTATTGCTAATACTGGCTCAAACAATCAAGCTTCTATGGCATCTAATGCCAATGCAGGGATTGTGAGCGTAGCTGGTGGAGCTACAACAGCTTTAACTAGTATGGCAAGCAATTCAAATACAGCTTTGACCAACATGGCTACTACCAATGTCAACAATGTTTCAACTGCTCTAAACAATCAATCTGCCTTGTATAACAGTCTGTTGAGCAATGATTTCAACACGATAAATAATGCAGTAACTAAATTAACAACAGCTCCTGTGGTGATTACAAATGGCGTGATTCAGCACTGATATGAATGACAAAATAACGCTCATTTTGATGTGCCTGATAGTGGCTGTTCTTTTACTTATTATGGTGCAAGTATGATTACTGTTGAAAAACTTCATCAACTTGGTATTAGTCCAGAATGGTTGGAGCCTTTAGAGCATACTTTTGCTACTTTTGGAATTAACGACGCCAAAGAACAATCTGCATTTATTGGGCAATGTTCTCATGAATGCAACCACTTCAAAACATTGGAAGAAAACCTCAACTATCGCCCAGAAACTTTACAAGCTCTCTTTGGTCACAAGTTCAAACCAGAAGAGTTTGCCGTTTACGCCCACCATGCCGAGAAGATTGCTAATCGGATTTACGCCAATAGAATGGGTAACAGAGATGAGGCGTCAGGAGATGGATGGCGTTTTCATGGTCGTGGATGTATACAGTTGACGGGACATGACAACTATTGGCATTTTGGTCAAGCTATTGGGGAAGATATGGTATCCAATCATGACTTGGTTGCTACACCCAAATATGCGGCTCTCTCGGCTGGGTGGTTCTGGAAAACCCATGGTTGCAATGAATTGTCTGAAGCAGGTAATCAAGAAGGACTTTGCAAGCGTATAAATGGAGGTCTTTTTGGCCTACAAGAGAGGGTAGCCTTGACAGAACACGCATTCTCTGTTTTAACAACTTGATAATACCCCATGAGAGAGATAAAATGGGTAAAACACTGGGTAAATCATGACCACGACTACTACACCATCATTCGTTCTGACCTACGACAGCCTAGTTTACACTGTAACCCAGTATCTAGAGCGAAATGATACTGCTACTGTCAATCAAATTCCAACATTTATCACAATGTGTGAGTTTGAGATAGCCCAAGAAATTAAGACTTTAGGCCAGTTACAAGTTGTAACAGCTACCATGAACGTAGGAAACAACGTCATTGCCAAGCCTGCCAGATGGCGTAAAACAGTTTCTTTTAACATCACCAATGGTACGTCTAGGCAACCTGTGTATTTAAGGAAATACGAGTATTTAAAGGCTTATGCTCCTGACAATACTGCTACAGGAACACCTGTCTACTATGCTGACTACAACTACGATAACTGGTTAGTTGCACCCACTCCTGACCAAAACTATTCTTTTGAAGTGCTGTTTTACGAAAGATTACAGCCTTTGTCGAGCACCAATCAAACAAACTGGTTGACTCAAAACGCACCCAACGCCATGTTATTTGGTACTCTTTTGCAGGCCATGCCTTTTTTAAAGAACGATCAAAGAACGATTTTTCAACAAAAGTACGATTTAGCTCTCCAAGCCCTCAAATCTGAAGATACAACTCGTATGGCAGACAGACAAGCAATTGCATTGGATTCATAATGACAAATTATTTAGACCCGTTTACCGGACAGACGATCTCCCCCTCACAAACGGGGTATGAGTCATTAAC